ACCCGGTACTGTTTCGGTCATTGCTGTAGGTGAAGCATAAACATCGCTGTTTCCAAGACCCAAGATTGCGTACTCCAAATCTTTAACATGTTCGATTCCAACCTTAGCTCTTTGGTAAGGCAACTCATCTTCGCCATATTGACTGATGTCTTGTTGACGTTCAGACACATCAACATCGTTGGTCAAAATTTGGCACTGGTTAGATGTTTTTGATTTTGTTGGGGTTAGACCACCACTAAAATCAGACACCTCTAATTTCGCATTATCCTTTGGGTCTCTGTATCTGTCACTTAGCCAAGAGTGTAGATAGCTAGAGATCGGTTTGGAACCAAGTGTCTCTACAAGTGGCGCTGATTTAACACCAAGCTTGACAATGCTATCGATAATCGAGGGCTTATGACTGATGACGTTGTTATACGAGGTAATCATATTTTTTCTCCCTTGTTTTACTTTCGATCAAAGTTTACAAGGGAGGCTACTCAGAAATAGAGGGCTATTTCTTGGCTACAGACTTCTTAAATTGACCGATATATTTACCCACATCAAGCTGTGTGGCTGTTCCTTTTTTGACGCGTGTTTCCAAGTCTTCATCCTCTCCACCCTGTGCAGAGGAGGTTGTATCATCCGTTACGTTGTCGGGTTTTGCCGTAGGTTTAATGGAAGGCATCAAGCCTTTTGCAAACATCTTCATACCAGATTCGCTTGTCCTGATCTGTTTCGCAAATTCAGGGTCTTTTTCTTCAATCTTAGAAAGCTCCTGTTCAATCACTCCCTTTGTCAATTCAGGGAAATCCTGTAGTGTAGAAGCGACATTTTTGTCATACTTCATACCCTCCTCTAGGACGTCAAGACCGAGCATCTTCTTCGCTTGCTCAATGTCATCTCTGCTTGGAGCCATCTCTTGTTGCATGGGAGCAAGAGCCTGTGGTTGAATTTGAGGCTGTGGTATTTGTTGTTGAGTCATCATCGCTTGTTGCATCTCTGGTGTCATTGGGGCGTTAAGTTCATTCATGGGTTTCTCCTAATTGTTGTTCTAAGTTTTGCTCGATTATGTCAATAATCCCTGTCGCGTATGCAACACCTTTCATTTGCTCAATCCTGTCGGAGCGAGTATCCCTGTTGGTCTCTTTGATTGCCTTATTGAAAAGGTCTTGATATTGCTCATTTAACAGCCGTATCATCTCTGCATAAATCCAGCTCCCTTTAAAAATTTTTATCGTTTCAAGCTTTTGTAAAACTTCACCTAGAACACTCTCCTCTTCCTGTTCATCATCATAATCATGCGACTGGTCTGAGGGCTGTTGCTCCTGCTGGCTGTTGTTGTCCGAGTATTGCACTTGCATTTTTCATCTTCTCCTCAATGTTTTTTACGCCAAGCAATTTGGCTTTTTCAATCGTTAGCTCATCGAGCACTGCTATGTATTCCACTGCTTTATTTTGCATCCCTCCATCAAGATAAAGTTTAATGCTATTACTCAAAGCCAAAATGGCATTATCAAGATTGTTTAGGCGTGTTTCTCTCGTCATTGCCCCTATACCAGCGTTAATCTTCACTGCCTTCACAATGTCTTTTTCGCGGTCATACCCTGCAAAATCAGTCGATACTTCATGGCGATAGATCAACTTTAAAATTCGCGTGAGGACAAGTTGCATGAGGTTTTCATTGAATGATGTGATGATGTCATCGACCGTGGTATTTCCATTTTCAGAAAGAAGCGTTGTACCAGTCGCTGAATTTGGGGTTGCGCTGGTAGCAATACCTTGGGCGAATTTTGGCAATCCACCAACCTCTTGAAGCTCTTCATCCAGTCTGTTGGTGTCAAAGATGGATTGATTAATATTTGGCGCTGGTAACTCTTTAATCGCATCCAAACTGCTCACGACAATCTTCTTTTTGTTTGAACCAAGGTCATCATCTCTCAAGCCAGAATTTCGTGTACTTAAAAACCGTGGGTTCAACTGTAGATCAATCGCGTCCATTTGCTGGTTGCGTGAAACGATGTATTGTGTTTGAATAGGTATCATAGGCGCGATGTAGCTGTCACCGTATGAACGAATTGCGTTGTACTCTTTAAGCCCAACAAACTGAGGGAAAATCGTTCCAAAAAAGATAGGGTTCCCATCGTTTAGCTTTTCATCGGTACGCAAGAACTCATTGCCAATCAGCGTAGAAACGTACCAACAATCATCAATAATCCGATACACTTCGATCACTTCAACGCGCGCGTAATCGTTGAGTGTCTGCTCTTGATTGTTCACGATATTGTTATTTGACGAGGTAGACCCAACGGCATTACTTAAGTCCATCTTCTTGGCTTTTTTAAACGATGCCTTCACGTCAGCTACTGTCATAAAAAATCGATCAACCATAAACTTTGCATCAAAATGATTTCGAGCGTATGGGTCAATGCAGATTTCAGATAGGCTTCTTGGCTGAATGATGACCTTATTTTTTTTAGCACTCCAATACACTTTTAAGACCGTGGTTCCATAAACCAGCGCATCTCTCACTAAAGGGCGCATGATCGAATACAAGCTCATCTTCAATGAAGCATATTCCCCAAGCTTTTTTTGCATCAAAGTAGAAAGTTTTTCGTCACCATCTATTTCAACGCTTCCCAATTCATCCGTAGCAAAATAGGTCTTCATAATGTCGCGCTCTATCTTCCTAACCTTTGATCTGATGATCTGTGTTGGAACATAAGACTTTCCTCTTTTGCGCAAACTCCTAATAGTTTCTTCCCCGAGAAACGCCATGTATCCTTTTTCAAGTTCAAGGAACTGTGATAAATGCTTGTCATACCCATTAATAGCGGTACTCTTTAGCGCTAATATTTGTTCTTGATTTTTGTTCACGTTCTACCTCCTTTATCATTATTCGTGTCACCCTTGCTTTTGTAATATCAAGCGCATTGGCAATAGCCTCTATGCTCCACCCTATGGTCGATAATCTTTTTACAGCCATTCGTTCAAGCGTTTTCAGTGAGACATGAACCGTCATACCGTTGTATTTTTTTGCAACGGAAATGGTGTCAAGCATATTCCCACCACACAGCTCAACGAGCATGTCAGCATTGATCTCTCGATTAAGCTCCCATTGATCTTGACTTACCATGCCACACCAACCTCTCCCAATCCACTGCGATGTTCGTCTGCTTCTTCCATGCGCTTGCTGTGCATCTCCTCCTGTGTGTTTGAAACAAAAATATCCTCATAAAACGTCAAGGCAACCGCATCACCTTTATCAGGGGAGCGTCCGAGTCTTTTCTTCGTTTCTGCTTTTGGCTCCAACATCAAAAGACCTTTTTCGCTAATGATGTAACGGATAGCTGAGAGTTCACCTAGGAGTTCATCATCATCAGGGATTTTCATGTTGATGAGTTTTTTTGAGAGACGTTGGTACATCTCAATTCTTTTGTTAGCCAACCCAAATTCAGCGCTTGATCTTGAAGAGTTACCGTCGAAAATGGGTAGCCCTGCTTGAATGAGTTGATCGTATACGCCTGCACCAACTCCGTTGTTATCCACAAAAATTGCCACTGGCTTGATGACAGCCTTGTGATATTCACTGATGACCCAACTTGCTGTTTCAAGGGTGCTCTGTTTTTCGCGTGTGTCAAGTGGTCTTAAGAAGTAACCTTTTCGTTTTGCCAAACAACTTTTATCATCACCGTACCACGCGACGTCAAGCCCCCAAATTTCATCACCATCATCTGCATACGATTCTCTTTTTGTTGCCTCCTCTAAAAGTTCAACACTAAATAGCGCGTCACTTGAAGCACGAGGGAACTCTCCAAGAACGCGCACGCGGTAAACGTCTGAGTCCGTTCCGTATTGCTTTCGTCTTAGCTCAATAATGTCTTTGCTTACGTTGGAGCTTAGTTCTGCGTTAAGAGTGAACGTTTCCCATAGGTCTTGATTTTTGTGAAATGCGTTGTAAAAATATCCACTGGTACGCGTTGGGTTTCCGACCATGATGATGACGTTATGTTCACCCGTAAGTGCGCCCTCAACGACCTCAAAGATGTTGTCAGGAACGCCAGAGCCTTCATCGACAAGGAAGTATAAGTTGGTGGCGTGGTAGCCTTGTAACGCCTCTGGGCTTTCCTTGCGAGCTGTACGCATAATAAGTTCATTTCCATTTTTGAAATGGGCAGTGTCCGTCTTAATATCAACGCTGTCTTGCAAAACAGATGGTAATGATGTTCGCCATTTTTTTATTTCTGGCATGAGGGTAGAGAGAAGCTGTGGGGCTGATGGTGCGGTGATAGGAATTTTGGCATCATACTTGCTCACCCCGACCCAAAGGGAAATCCAAGAGAGAAGAGCTGATTTTCCAACTCCGTGACCTGATTTTACGGCTATGCGTTTTGCTCCTGCATCAACCGCTCTGATAATATCCATCTGCTGATCAGAGGGTGTAGCTCTGATTACATGTAAGACAAAGGTTTCAAGCTTTTGACACAGTGCTATAAACTGTTGCATCTCTGATTTAGTTACTACGGCTGGCATTGGCTATCTCCGTAGTAAGATCGATGACGATTTCTTCTTCTGCCTCTTTGATCTGGGCTGGAACAGTGGCTTGGTTAATAACCGTCTGATTGTACTGAGCAAGAATGACTGAAATTTCATTGTGTTTTTCATCTACAAGGGCGCTAGTTCTAAGCTCTCGCGCGTACTTCATGCCCGTAATGACTGCCACGAGGTCTTTAGCATTTGGATTGGC